GAGATGCGTAAGGAACTCTTTGAGAGCGAGGATGTCGTTATGGATAAAAATAATGACCACGGGTTGTCGAGACTGACTGGCGCGGGCGCGGAGGCGGAGGAATAAGTATTTGAATTATACAGACCCACAAAATGTGGATTATTATTACTGCGAGTAATACGGTTTATCGAATAGATTAAACGGCTACACCGTAATAATAATCATTGAAGACTGTTTTGTCTTTTACACTGCGGCTCATTTTCGCGGTTGAGAAACCTTCGGATTCTGACGCTTTCGCAATCGTATTCCACGTTTTAAGGACTTGGTTTGATGCGACCAATCGTTTTTCGACTTTTTTACCGCTGGTTGAAAGTTGGACACCGATGATGGGGTTTGCACCTTGTTCTTGGACCGCGTTTTTATTAATAGCATAAAAACCTTGCATGATTTCTAGGCCATAAAATCCTTCATTCGAATTATTCTCACTCCACACACAGGCCTTCAGTGCGTTTGGGGAAGCATTCAAATACGTCTTCAGGTTCTTCATATCATTTTCGCTGGGAGTCTGTCCCACTGAGATTTTCCATTGCTGATACTCTTTCAGGAGCGTTGAGTTCAGGATTTTGCCGGTGTCGGAGAATTTACAGCACTGGAAAATAAAGGTTTCCACACTAAACTGCGCTGGGTTTTCGGCTTCGTTTGCGATGACCTTCTTATATTCCACTGACTTCAATTTGATACCCTGATAGCCGTGAATACGACCTATACGTTTGGGTTTAAATTTGACGTCCATATAATGCTTCAATGCGTGGAAGGTCTCTTTCGCTGGTTTTATATGGGACCAAAGACGAAAACGTCCTTCAATGTTGACGGATTCCTCTTCCACATCGGGGCGCACAATACAGCAGGTTGCGACGAATTGATTGAATTTTTGCGTCATTTCATCGTCGGGTAAAAGAATATGTTGAGTGAAGGGGGATTCATTCTCAGTCGCAACAACTTGAAGCGCCTGCGACTGTTGCGCGGTCTTCTCGCGGAGTTCATTGTTCGCAAGTGTGAGGTCGTGGATTGCCTTCTTTTTTGATTCGAGATCAGTGACAAGCTTTGCGTTCTCGGCTTCCAATTCTTGATTGCGCTGAATAAGTCTGTTGAAGTTCTCCACATTGTACATTGTAAAATGGATGATGTCCTCGACGTGCTTTGTCAGGCGGTTAATTGTGAAATTCGTGCTGTCATATGCGATGATTTCGGTTTTGTTTTTACCGGCAACTTCGATTGTCCTAATTTGGCGCTTGATTTTAGGGTGTGCTTTAATATTGTTTTCAATTTCGACTTTGTTATGGACTCTGAATGCTGCGGCGAGGATGAAATTTGTGTATTTCTTGTGATGATCGGCGACCCGGGTGGCGAGGTTGTTGGTGTGGCCGAACTTGATGAGTTTCTCGTTGTCGGCGTTTGTATTGTCGATGGTGCCGAAATAAATACACTCGGTGTTAACTGGAAATTGGCTGATAAGGGTTTTTTCGATTGCGCGTTTCTTTTCTTGGGTCAGGGTGATGGTGGCTTGGTTGAGTTGCACGTTTGTTTGTTCGAGTTGCGCGCGGAGTTCGCTTGTTTCGGAATCGAGTATTTGATGCAATGAATCCTCCATTTTCATATAATATTCATGTATTTCACCGGCTTTCTTGGTCTGTGCTTTCAAGCAGAGTGATTTGAAGCATCGGATGGTGAGTTTTATGGTTTGCTTGTTGTGGCCGCCGTGTTTTTTTTGTTTATCGGAACCGGATTTGTCTGTCGAATGAGATGGTTGTTCGTCGTCGCTATCATCTGATGTGGCAATTTTATAATCAACATCAAGTTTGAAGTTAGTTTCAATCATTGTTTTTGCGGTTACCTTTTGCGTGAATCCCAACCATCTCCAAACATTATCCAAATCAACAACAAAGTCAGTATTCTTATCATAATTGAGGTAACAATAAAAACTACTAACAAACAACTGTTGCTCGAATGTGCTGAAGTTTTCTTGAAGTTTTTCAAGAAGAATACTGTTGTATTTTTGAGACAACTTTATAATCGGATTTTTCTCGATGAGTTCAACAATGTTAAGAGTCGCAGAAGAGGCGGCGCATGCCGAAGAAGAGGTGGACATCGTTATGAGCGTATGTTATACTATGTATAGACGGATGTCTTTAAGTTGTTTTAAGATACACAAACAAGTTTTATATAAGTAAGAATATATTTATAAAAATGAAAGCGAATATGTTAAAAGCGGTGATATTGGATATATATGCTTTTATATTTGAAAAGCGATGTTTGTGAAACCGACTATTAAAATTGACGTTGCTTTTATTAAAAAAAGCGGAATTGGATTTCAAATGCTAATTTTGACATATTACTCTCCAAAAAGTGTGCAATTTGATTATAACTTTCTAATTTCGGAATCTTGCTTTAGTCTATCCTAGAGCAAGATTCTCACCAAATACCGTGACATTTATTTCCACAAATCACAAATTATATTTTCCAGTATCACCACTTACTCTTCTTCACATTAATCTTCGGTGCCTTACTGGTTTTCGAGGCGTTTGGGTCATACGACTGCTCTCCTTCGTCGTCAGAACCGAGATTCTTCGATATTTCCCAGAACTCCTTACTGCCCAACTTGAAAGGACCGTGCTGTTGCGCCTTATACCAGAAGATTTGGTCTTGTAATTTGTTCGATTTCGCGTTGTTATTGATGACGAGACACTCAAAATTCTCGGTACACTGGTCCATGACCTGGCAAAAACTCTCAAAAGTGGGGAACATACCTGCATAATTGTCATAGATTCGCTTACGATTCGCAATATATGGTTCGCGGAGGATAAAAACGTAGTCGATATTGGTGCGGAGATTTGGAGGGATACCCAGGGGATATTGCATTGTGATGACTAACATGACCTTCCAATGACGCCCATTCATGAAGAGGAGTCGCATCATCACATCCTTCGTCCACTTGTTGTCATACAGACAGTCATCCAAAACGACAAATGTACGCGGGTCAATGGACGACTTTTTATACATATCCATTTCCTTTTTAACCTGCTTCAGGACTGCTTTTTGACGCTTGAGAATATTTTCAATGATTGCGGTGTTGTACGCATCATGGATGAATAATTTTGGCACATGGGCGGCGAAAAACCCGTTTCCGGCTTCTGTCCCTGAGATGACTGTTCCAATGGGGATATCCTGGTGGTGAAACATCAAGTCCTGAACGAGAAAACTTTTACCGGTATCACGACGCCCAATGAGAACGATAACCGGTCCCTTATTTTCATCGGGACGAAAACTGATCGCCTTCATATCGAACTTCGCGAGTTCTAAATTCATCTAATATCAGTAATAAAAATGGTGTATATTATTTTATGACATATTTTACGAATGGAATCATCCGAGGTCCGTTTGAAACGGATTTATAACTTCTATTTATCTACCATACCAGTATTTTAATTTAGGAATAATGACAGCACCGACGCCGACGCCGAAGACGCCATTAGTATTTCAATTACATTATCGGAAACATAAATACACACCGGATAAGATCGAATCCGCGCTATTATTCGATATCCAGAATTTTACTCCTATTTATTCGCGATTTTTCGATATTAATGAAACCAATTATAATAGTATCCAATTGAACCAAAAGTATTATTTGCAGAATATTATCGAGCATTCGCACGAACACATTGATAGTCATGAGACCCTAAATCATCTAGAGACGGTAATCGGTGATGACGAAGCACACACGCATAATGTGCCGATATTTGTGAAGTATTCGCCGTTACTTGACCCTATCCGGTATTTGTCGGGTAAATATAATGTCCAAGATGCGAAAACGATGAATTTACCCAAATACAATTCGTGTGCAGATGATTGTGAAGATAAAATGCTAAACGTGAATAATGCATCGTATGTTGACGGGTTTTTCTCTTATTTAACAAGCAAGACGCTTCATACACATGGGATCGTCCATGGACTCGATTATTATGGGAGTTATTTATGCAAACAACGCGAGTTTTCGACCAATGTGTTTGATGATATCGAGTATCTTGTCGGATGTTCATTTTTTAATCAGTATGAGAATGAACTATTCTCTATTGATTATTCGCAATTTGGTGAGGATGAATCAGATATCTCGGATCTTAATGTGAGTAAATTAATGAAACTCCGGAATAAAATGAAAACTGTGATCGGTGGCGATGGCGGTGACGGCTGTGGTGACCAACCGGATGATTATCCGAACCGACTTCATATTCTAGATACGATATGTGGTGAGGAAATAGAGAATACCGATGCACAGGAAGTCGTGATTGATACACCCGACGAAATGATCACCGTTTCGGAAATGGTTGAATTGAATGTAGATGAATATTTGAAATCTGAAGGTGCCGACGCCGACGCCGACGCCGATGCGGGTGCCGACGCCGACGTGGAAAAGACGACACTGAATCATAAAAATCACACGAGAGATCGGGAAGACTATTCTAGTGATGATTCATCTCAGTCCAATTCATCGTATACTACGATAGACGCCAACGGCGACGGCGACGGCGACGGCGGAGATGGAGGAGATGGAGCAGTGGTTGTTCAAGTGGATGAGTCATCGTTTGACGACGCCGTTGACAAGAATGGCGACAGCGACGACAGCGACGACAGTCACA